CAAGATCTTGCTAAAAGAGTATTCTTTAGACTGCGAAAAGTTAACTCGCGACATAGAAGATAAAAAATCTCTAATTAAAACCTTAGATCAGGAAATAGAAACTTGTAAAATTGAGTCGTCTAATAGAGAAAAAAACGAAAAAACAAAGTTAGAGATAGAACAAAATAACAAATTATTAAAGTCAATAGAAAAAGAAATACTAGCTTTAGAAAAAGAATTAACTGATCAAACAGTAAACTTAAAGCTAACAGAGAATACCGTACAAAAGTGTAAAGATAGCATACAAAGAATAGGATCTTTACAAGATACCATTAGATTGTATCAATCGTATCTTAAAGCTACTCACAGAGACGGTATACCACACAGACTAATAACAAACACCATACCAGAAATAGAAGAGGAAGTTAATAACATATTATCACAATTAGTAGATTTTAACGTAGTTATGCATTGCGATGATAAAAACGTCAATGCTTACATAGCTTACGGAGAGGAAAATTATTGGCCCTTAGAACTCACTTCTGGTATGGAAAAATTCATAGCTTCGTTGGCAATAAGAGTCGCATTAATTAACGTATCTGCACTACCAAGACCTAATTTTATAGCCATAGATGAAGGATTTGGGGCGCTAGACAGACAAAACTTAAATTCTATGGTTATGCTATTCGACTACTTAAAAACTCAGTTTAAGTTTTCTATGATAATATCTCACATAGAATCAATGAGAGACGTAGTTGATAGCATAATAGATATAACTAAATCAGGTACTAAGTCAAAGATAGTTCACCCATAGCATATATTTATTAAGAAACTTTATCTTGGCATACGTTTATAGACATATTAGACTAGATAAAAATGAGCCTTTCTATATTGGAATAGGCAATGATGATTCTGGAGCATATTCTAGAGCATACACAAAAAAAGCAAGGAATAAACATTGGCATCATGTCGTAAAAAAAAGTAATTATGATGTTGAAATACTATTAGAAGATCTTACTTGGGAGCAAGCATGTGAAAAAGAAAAAGAATTTATTAAATTGTACGGCAGAAAGGATTTGGGGTTAGGACAATTAGTTAATATGACTAATGGTGGAGATGGATTAATTAATCCATCAGAACTTACGAAAGATAAAATAGCAAAAAATTTAGTTGATTATAATAAGTCTATGCCAATAGACGTAAAAATAAAAATACGCAATAATATATCTATTGGGGTCATTAGCGCATATAATAAATTAACTAGCGAAGAAAAAATAGTTAGACATTCATCAGTGGCTAAAGGATGGAAATCTAGATCAGATAATGATAAAATAAATTATGCAAATATAAAATCTATACAATCAAAAGAAGTTTGGGGCAAAAGAACTAGTAAAGAAAAATATATTATATTTAAAAAAATAAGTAGTAGTCTAAAAGGAAAATCTAATTTAGCTTTATTAGGTAAAAAACAAAAAATAAGTGAATGTCCACATTGTGGTAGTTTAGGAGGAATAAATAGTATGAAGAGATACCACTTCGATAATTGTAAATACAAAAATAATGGAATTTAATACTATAAATACAATAGTGGCAATTTTTCCAGGACGTTTCCAACCATTTTCAAGGCACCACGCAGCTGCGTTTAAGTGGCTACAATCAAAGTTTGGAGATAAAAATACGTACATAGCTACGTCTAATAAAGTTGAATTACCAAAAAGTCCCCTGTCTTTTGAAGATAAAAAACAAATAATATCTAAGTACGGATACGGTGCAAACTTAGTTATGGTAAAAAATCCGTATAAAGCGGAAGAAGTAACTTCCAAATACGATCCAAAGACTACCGCCGTAGTTTTCATGGTGGGAGAAAAGGACATGAAAGAAGATCCTAGGTTTTCAATGAAACAAAAAAAAGACGGTACAGAATCTTACTTTAAACCGTATAAAGGAAACGAAAACGATTTAAAGGGATACGTAGATCATGGATATTTAGTTGTTGCTCCAAACGTATCTTTGAACGTACCCGGTTACGGAGAGATGAGCGGCACTTCTATAAGAACCGCGCTGTCTTCTACAAAAAATCCTGAAAAATACAAAGAACTTTTTAAAGGAATATTTGGTTGGTACGATCCAAAAATAGCTGAAATGCTTAAAAATAAATTTACCCAAAAATCGCTAAAAGAGTTTTTAATATTTGAAAGAATCGTAAAGAAATTATTGACCGAGGGAGGGGCTGCCGATCATATAAATGATAAGATAGAGTGTAAGATTTGTGGAACTATGGTAAAAAGTATAGCACCACTTCACTTAAAATTTAAACATCCAAATATAAGTTTAAAAGAATATAAAGAATTATATCCCCATGCTCAAACTATTAGTGAACAACTAAAAAAGAGTATGTCAGAAAATAATGCATTTAAAAGAGACGATGTAAAAGGAAAAATAAAAAATAAAAAATTAGAGAAGTATGGAGATGAAAATTACAATAATTCTAAAGGTTGGAGTAATCACCATCTATTAAAAGAAATATGTAATCGACCAGAAAATAAAAAAAAATTATCTGAAGCAATAAAAAGAAGCTATAATAATAAGCCAGAACTTAAGAAACTAAGAAGTGAAACTATAGGAATTATAGGAAAAAATAATTTTGATAAGATAAATCAAAAAAAATTCGAAACAGGAGAGTGGATAAGTCGATTCAATAAAGAAGATTTTTTTGGATATAAAGAAAGAGTTAGACACATAACTGAAGAAAATTATAAAAAGTACTTCTATAAAATACCCGAAGCCAAAAAAAGATCTAGACAATGGCATTTAGATCACAAATATTCCATACTAGAAGGATATAAGAACGATATCAATGAAGAAGTGATTGGTCATTGGTGTAATCTTGAAATGTTGCATCATTCAATAAATGAATCAAAAGGGTATAAATCATCTATATCTCTTAATGAATTATTTGAATTAATTCATAGTGTAGAAACAGATAGCAGAATTCTTCTTCTTTGCGGTGGGGCTGCCGGCCACATGGCCCATCCATTTGATATACCCAGTGTAAAAACTGGTAAAGATTTGATATCAGTGTTCCAAAAAACAGCTAACTTCTTACAGAACAATAAAGTTCCAGTAAAGATAGATGGGGTTAACGCATCGATTAGATTAGCTGACGTTGATGGTAAAAAGCAATTCGTAATGGATAGGGGATCAAATAAACCCCTCGATGTAAAGGGTATAACTAAATCCGATCTATTGGGTAGATTTGGAGAAGGCCACGGAATGATAAAAGTAGGTGGAAAAGTGTTAGACATATTCAACGAAGCTCTGCCACAAATAAAGCCGGAGTTACAAAAATTGGGAATGTTGAACGATCCAAACGTAATGTTTAACATAGAATACGTAGAGGGAAAGAGCAACGTGCAAGAGTACGAAAGCAATTTTTTAGCTATACACAATTTACTAAAATTAGAGAGAGTTAGTCCGACTAAAAGAGTATCAAAAGAAACTAATTACGATAAAAAAGTGCTTCAAGATCTAATAAAAAAAGTAGATAAAGTAGCAAAAAAATACGAATTTGAAGTTGTGGGAGAAATTCCTGCAACTTTAGATAAGAAGCCCAATTTCGCTTCCAGTCTATCTAAGAATTATACAGTTAATTATACAAAAGATAAAAAAGAAACAAAATCCCTTAAGTCTTGGTTGGATCAAGCGAATAACACTAAAGGTCAAACTATTAAATTAAAGGGAGGAAAAAAAGTTGATGCGTTAAGTAAGCAAGTTTTTACATGGATACTAAACGGAAAACCCGTAGACGAATTAATAGAAGACGAAAAAGACGCTAAATTAGCAGTAGATTCGTTCGTAATATACAACGCTACGATGGTATTAGGAGACGATGTATTATCTTCAATGAACTCTCCTTTAGGTTCTGTAAAAGATCAAGAGGGAATAGTGATTAGAGACAAAGAAGTTTACGATAAACCTTACAAAATAACAGGATCTTTTATAATTAAGGGATTGGAATCTTCTTTTGGTAAGTAATGGAAAATAAAAAAATACAAACAATATATGAATTTGCTTTGTACTGTAAAAAAGTACTAAAGATTCAAAAAATGCCCAAAATAACGCTAATAGGCGATAAAAGTTGGGTGTTAAATAGATTTAGTTTTGGAGAATACGATAACAAGGCAAAATCTATAGTTGTATATATAAAAAATAGAAATTTAGCAGACGTATTACGCACTGTATCTCATGAATTGATACACCACAAACAAAACGAAAAAGGATTGCTCACTCCCGATTCAGGTAAAACTGGATCTAATGAAGAAAATACAGCAAATAGTTACGCTGGAGTAATAATGAGGAATTATGGAAAAAAGAATCCGCACATATACGAGTCTTTATCAAAGTCAAAATATAAAATATATTGCGACATGGACGGAGTGCTTGTGGATTTTGAAAAGGGATACAAAGATTTAACAGGAGTAGATTTAAAAGGGAAACACGTCAGCAATTCTCAAGAATTTTGGGATCCGATAACTAAAGCGGGAGAAAAATATTGGTCCGAATTAGAATGGACAGCCGACGGGAAAGCCTTATGGAAATACATAAGCAAGTACAATCCAGAAATATTGTCTGCTCCTTCCAAAGATATATCTTCAAAAACAGGAAAACATATATGGGTAGATCGAGAGTTGGGTAACGTAAATTTAATACTAAAATCTGCGTATCAAAAACAACAATACGCAAAAGAAAATTCTATATTGATAGACGATAGAGCGGATAATATACAACGTTGGAAAGATGCTGGTGGAATTGGAATACATCACACGTCTACAGAAAATACAATTAAGGAACTAAAAAAATTAGGACTGTAATAAAATAAACTAAAATGGGATCAGCTGCAAAAAAACCTAGACCTATGAGAAGTCGTAGGAGCGGAGTAAAAAAAGACAAATTAATAAAAAATAACACATTAATATTAAGCAAGTACACAAAATAATAACGTTATGAAAGAATCTACGCTAAAAAAAGAATTTACTAAGCGAGACGTACAAAGAATGAGAAATCTCATAGGAGGTAAGTCAGGAGATAGAACTCACGTGCAAGCGGGTTGGGAAAAAAATAAAAAAGAACATACAGAGGGAGACGTTTGGGAAGAAAACGGAAAGCAGTGGACTATAAAAAATGGAATAAAGCAAAATTTTACAAAGCTTGATAAAATTAAGCGTTTAGTTGTATTACCATTAACTTGTCCTAACTGCCAAAAACCGATGAAAGTGCACGAATTGAATAAGAAAATGTATTCAATACATGGGGTATGTTTTGATTGTGTAATAGACATGGAGTCAGAAATAAAAAAACAAGGTAAGTGGTCACAATACGTTAGCGAACAACAAAACAATAGTAAGAATGCTATGCTAGTCGATTTAGAACACGCTATGGAAGCTTGGTACAAGCATACAGAGAGCGTAGTTACAGAGCAGGGAGAAGTAGAAAGCTGGCACGGGGGGAACAAAAAAGAGATATACGAACAGGTAAAACAAGAAATACAAAAGGCAAAAGAGACCAAACTCTAAACTCAATATTTATAATTAAAACTAAAATGCCGGCAAAATCAGTATCGCAACAAAGGCTAATGGGAATAGTACGAGGCCTTCAAAAAGGCACGGTAAAACCTTCTAAGGTGTCTTCTAAGGCTGAAAAATTAGCAAGTACGATGGAACCATCTTCAGTAGCTCACTACGCTTCTACTAAGCATAGAGGCCTTCCAAAAAAAGTAAAAAAAGAGTGCATCAATACGATTGGAGGATGCTACGCAGTGCTTAGACCGATGCGGGAAATGACTTTGGAAAAAATGTTAAAAGAGTTCGATCCAGTATACGGATTAAGTCACTGTGGCCTAGACACCGGAAGTGTACACAGCGTTTATTCTAATTTAGAAGAAGCAGAAAAGTGCGCAGAATCTCTTCATAAAGAATATTCTGGTAAACTAGAAGAGTTAGAGACTAAAAAAGGTAACATTACTAAAAAAATAACTACTGCAATAGAAAAATTAGAAGCTAAGAGAAAAGAGCACGTAAAATTGGCGAAAGAAGATCCAGCAAACGCCGGTAAACACAGAGATGCAGTTGCAAAATATGCAGATCAAATAGAAGATTTGATGACAAAGCTTGAAAAAGTAGAAAGAAGTAAAAAACCAGCAAAAGAAGAAGATCAAGAAAATAAAAAATAATGGATAAATTTGCAATTTTTATAGGAGCTTTAATGCAAAGTCGTAATCAAGCCCATGTTTATCATTTGCAAACTGATTCTTTTGCTGCTCACAAAGCGTTAAACGAATACTACGATGAGATTATAGATTTAATAGATGGCTTAGTAGAATCTTATCAAGGTAGATACGGAATATTAAGAAATTACAAAATATCTGGAGCTGTAAAAGAAGACGACAATCCCATTATGTATTTTAAAGCACTTTCTAAATTCGTAGAAACGGTGAGGAGACAGTGTCCGCAAGATTCTTATATACAAAACGAAATAGATAACGTAGTTAAATTAATAGAATCTACTTCTTACAAGTTAAACTATTTACGATAGATGAAAAATAGTTGTTGCTCTAGAAAAATACAGCTTAGCGAAACAGTCAATAGGCTGATGATTTCAGAGGCTTTGATATATCATATAGATAATAAAATCAATATAAACGAATCTATATACAGACCACAATCAACTAAGTTTCTAGACGTAATTGTAGAGGCTAGAAATTTATACGATAACGGTCAATTACTACTTTCCGAAGAAGATTCTTGGTATTTCGATAACACAGACATAGGTAAATGGGCAACATTTAAAGGCGTTAAAGTGCCTTTGGATTTACCACTAACTCAAGAATTTTTAATAGAGGTTAAGAACAAATCAAAAAAGAAACAACCAGAGTTAAATAAGCCTAAGAGGGGCGGACCAAAAAAGTTTTATGTATTCGTTAGAAAGCCTGGAGGCGGTATAAAAAAAGTTACTTTTGGTGATACTACTGGATTAAAGGCAAAAATAAACGATCCGAAAGCAAGAAAATCTTTCGCAGCAAGACACAAATGTGCTCAAGCAAAAGATAAAACTACTCCAAAATATTGGAGTTGCAGACTTCCGCGTTTTGCGAGTCTATTAGGTATAAAAAGCAATTTTACGGGATTTTGGTAATAAAATAAAAAATCATGAGTCGACCCTACAACGACTTAGTTACGTCAAGCGAATACACCATTAGACAATTTAGCGATAGTGTAGATCCAATAGAATTAATGTGGCACAGAGATGCCGAAGACAGAGTTATAGAATCTATAGGAGAAACTGATTGGAAGTTTCAATTAGACAACGAATTACCCGCTTACATAAATAAACCGATATTTATAAAGAAGTACGTTTGGCACAGACTCATCAAGGGCTCTGGAAATCTTACGTTAATGATAAAAAAATGAATCTACTTAAAATATTAATAGAAGCAGAAAGAACTAAGTCAGGTATAAAAGTTAATAAAGCTTACCTAACTAAAAATAAAGCTGCGATGAAGAGGGAAATAGAAAGAACGTCAAAATTAAAAGGTAACGATCCATCAGCTTACGGAAAATGGGAAGCTGATTACGCTGATAAAGATAAAAAAAAGAAATACAAAACAAAAAAATCCGCAGCTACAACAGCTTACGAAAAAATGTTTGGTAAAAAAAATAAAAAATGAAGCTAATAAACATACTTGTTGAAAACTACGAAGACCAGCTTAAGCTTGGAAGCGTAAGTAAAGATCCCACTTCTGGAGCAATAACCAAATTAACGGGAATTGATCAAGATACTGGTAAAATATCTTGGGACGTAAACTACGAAACTGACTTAGATAAAATTCACGCTGGGTTAATTACTATAGCAAAACTTGTCAAAGACGCAAAACCAGGCAGTGAAGATATGAATTTGCTAAACAGAGTAAATGTGCTAATAAAAAAAGTAGAATTAATGATGGCTAAAGAAGGCATTAACGAATCTTCAAACACAGATACCGCTTTAGCAAATAAGGCAAAAGCTACCGGTATATCTAAAACGATACTTAGACAAGTGTATGAAAAGGGATTAGCTGCTTGGAAAAGAGGACACAGACCCGGAGCGAGTCAACATCAGTGGGCAATGGCTAGAGTAAATTCTTTCGTAACAGGTAAAGGGCAAGCTAGAAAAGTAGACGCATCGTTATGGAAAAGAGCAAAAAAATCAAAAAAGAAAAAATAAAATGAAACTAAAAACGCTATTAAAAGAATCCGTGATGGATATGTCTAAAAGCTATAAATTTGGCGCAGAAGTTAGATCATTAGAAACCATGCCAAGTTTGGGTCCAAGCGATTATTCTGCCATGGCTTCCGATAGAATCGCATCGCAAAGTTATCCTGGAGAAGGGGCAGACGGTCATACGTATTGTCCAAATTGCATGTGCGAAACTAAATTTAACGAAGGAAAATGTATGGAATGTTCATGGAATCCATTGACTGAAGAAAGACACGACGTAGCGATGACACTGTCTAATGTCAAATCAATAGCGCAATCAGTATCTGAACTATTACAAAAATTAGAGTCCGCTGAGGAGTCCACAGAATTACCAGCGTGGATAGAAGATCACATATCAAGAGCAGACGATTTGATAAATCAAGCAGCTAAGGGATACTACGAAGAGCATAACGATGGAGAAGTTCGTCACTACATAAGAGAAAAGCAAAAATTAAGTAAGAAACAAAAACAACTAGACGTAGACAAAGACGGAGAAATAGAAGCATCAGATCTAAAATCATTAAGAAGTAAAAAATAATCTATGAAAATACCAAAAGCTTACCAATGGCTCCAGCAAGAAGATGCGCCCAGACACTTATTAAAAGCTGTAGAGTTGTACGGAGTAACTGAAACGGTTGGAACAAAGCACAATCCCGTAATAATGGGTTGGGCCAAAGAAGTTAATTTAGAAAAAACATATACAGCTGATGAAATTCCTTGGTGCGGTTTATACATGGCAGTAGTAATGCAAAGAGCTGGTAGACCTGTCGTAGATAAACCTTTATGGGCATTGAATTGGAACAATTTTGGAGTTAGAGTTACGAATCCTATGTTGGGAGATGTATTGACTTTTACACGCAACGGCGGAGGTCACGTTGGTTTGTACGTTGGAGAAGACGCTACAGCTTATCATGTATTGGGAGGAAATCAAGGAAATCAGGTTAGCGTCACTAGAATAGCAAAATCAAGGTTATCTCAAGCAAGACGTCCAGAATACAATTCTCAACCCACAAACATACGAACTATACAATTAGCATCTAACGGTGCATTGTCTACTAATGAAGCGTAAATTGTAAATTTTGCATAATTATTAATATGATATTCGATAACGGAGAAATACTTAAGCGATTAATCATGGAAGATACTCCAACTCCAAAAGGATTCGATGAGGATCCTATGGGATTTATTTTACGTAAATATACTACGTTAAATAAAAATTTAATTGGTCTCATGGGTAAAAGCTATAAGCAGTACTTAACTGCTGTGTTCATAGTATCTCCAAAACCGACAACATTTAAAGTAGTATTGCACAACGGACAATATTTTTTCATGATATATATGGGCGACGCGGTATATCAAGCAATAATATTTGGAAAAAGATATTACTTATCTAACGTGGGAGTGAAAGAACAAGCAATGAAAGCAATATCTAGATTGTTGAGTTACGGAAGTCCTCTCAAGAGTAAGGGTGGAGAAGGCGCTGAAGAGGGCACTTCGTCAGACGAAGGTGGAGAAGTTACGACTAGTGAACCAACTACAGTAGCTACGCAAGGAGGAGAAGAAACTGAAGGGGGCGAAGAGGAGAATTTGTCAGAACAAAAAATATTAAACGAAATAATAAAAGAGATCATCTTAATAAAAGAAGCGACTTCTGGAGAAAACGAAATAAAATCCCTATTATCAAAAAGTAAAAACTTATCAGCTTACCCAGTAACTAAAGTTGAACCAGTTTCCAAAGACACTTATAAAGTTTATTTTAATGGAGTAAACATAAAAGATAAAAAGGGTAGATTCGATTTGATGCAACAAATAGCTTCTATACCAGGCCTTAAAGGTAAAATAGAAAAAGGAAAATCATCGATAGGATACGTTAAATTGCAATCAAAAACAGGAACATACAATGTACTTGTAAAGGGTAGCTCAGATAACGCAACTAGTACCAATGTCAAAGAGGGTTTGGTCGTATTGTTTTATTATTCAGACGTTTCTGCGATCAACGAAAAAAATTACAATTCTACAAGAAAAAAATTAATAGCTTCAATAAAAAAATTACCCGGAGTTAGCGAAAAAACAAAATCTGAATTAACAGAATTATTGACTAAATCCGAATATAGTAAACAAATACAACAGTTATTAAATCAACCACTGTCTCAAGCGCTAGCACTAAAAAAAGCTTATCCAGGAAAGACACTGGTAAGATCTGGCATATTTGATGAATATCGTCAATACGCACAACGGATAACTAATTTACCTGCGGATAAGTGGTGTCCTGGAGACGTTTACGTAGTGCTAAACGAAAGTAAGGCGCAGTCTATATTAGCGACAGCTAAAAAACAAGATCCATCACAAGCTGTAGGAGTAATCAATCAAGCGTTTGTAAGTGAATGGGGAAAGAAAAATGCTCCTTTAGTAGCTGTATCTTTAAAATTTGAAAAAGCTCAAGGAGGAAAAGCCAAGTCTTATTTTGAAAAATTCAAAGCTGCAAAGACTAAATACAATCTAGATTCTGAAGAGTTAAATTACAAAGCAGAAGCATATAGAGAAGGCATAACTAGATTAAGAAAATCTATTATGTCTTATATAAAAAATAATCCAAATATAAAATACGAGGTAGATAACAAAGACGCAAAAGCAATATCAGACGATAAATTAAGGGGAAAATACGCAGCTTTAAAAGCATTAAATTTTTTCTTTACAGAAATATCAAATTTAGAAGGCCCTGAAGCTATAGACGACGGATTACTTGCTTTGGCATCATTTGCTATGTCTCTTGGAGATGTATCTCCCACCTTCTTTAAAGTTGTAGCAAATAGTAAAGGAGAATCGGCAGAAGTTGAAAAATTTGAAAGTGGCACTGCATTATCATTATATGTAGATGATAAAATCGAACCAATTACTATGAAAGATAAATCAACTTTTGCGGGAGTAAGTATAGAAATATTGGCGTCTAAGAAAAAAGGAGAAAATATAAAAATAACCCTAGACGCTAGAAACAATGGCATGTCTCAAGGAACGATAGAGATTAGCAAACCTCCTCAACCGATAAAATAATTTTTTTAATATCGAGTATCGTTGTTAAATTAATCCAACGTGCATAAATTAATAAAAAATGTTCAAAGAGAAAAAAGACAAGCTAATAGCAGTGCTATTTGTTCTTTTAGGTTTTTTACTGTATAGTTTATTACAAAAAAGTGATAAAAGCGACACTAATAATTTAAGAGTATATAAGCAAAATATAGATTCTCTTCACAAAAGAATAGACTCTCTTAGCACTGTGATAAAAGCAGAAGACTCTACAATAGTTTATTATAAGAATAAAGATAAAGAGCTAAGCAATACAGTATCTAAGCTTAAACAAGAATTAAATTCTTTAAAGAAGAAGAAAGATACTATGCCTAAAAAAATAGATTCTTTGAGCAGCATACAATTAGTATCTTTTTACAACCAGCGATATCCAAATGATACAGTGACTGAAAAGCTCCAACTAGCTAAGCCAGTATTGAATTCGGCAGCTAAAGATTTGATAGAACTTGATTATAGTAAAGAGATAATATCAGTACAAGATAGTATAATCAACGTAGATTCTATAAGAATAGTTGGCAAAGATTCTACTATATCATCTTACGAAAGAAAAGAATTATTATATAAAAATCAAATATCTAATTACGTAGAGATAGAGGATAATTATAAAAAATCTATAGATCAATATAAGCAAGATCAAAAAATCGCAAAAAAGAATTTACGAAACGCTAAATTAAAAACGTATGCGGCAATAGGATTATTTATTTCGTACATAATAATTAGAAATTAATGGCGAATAAAGACATAAACATAAAAGAAAAGATCAAAGAGGAATTTTTGAGATGTGCTAGCGATCCTGTGTATTTTATGAAAAAATACTACTTGATTCAACACCCTCAAAAGGGTAGACAAATATTCAATTTGTATCCATTTCAGGAGTTAACATTAAAGTTGTTTCAAAAAAATTCAAACTGTATAATAAACAAATCAAGACAACTTGGAATTTCTACTCTAGTATCTGCATATTCTCTTTGGTTAATGATTTTTCAAAGAGATAAAAACGTATTAGTTATTGCGACTAAGCAAGATACTGCAAAAAACATGGTAACTAAAGTTAGATTCGCTTACGATAATCTTCCTAATTGGTTAAAAGTAGGGGCTACTGCCACAAGTAACAACCAATTAAGTTTAAGATTAAGTAACGGTTCTCAGATAAAAGCAGCTTCATCAGCTGGTGACGCAGGCCGTTCAGAGGCAGTATCTTTGTTAATCATTGACGAAGCCGCGTTTATCGATAATATAGACACGATATATACGGCCGCAAAATTAACTCTTGCTACGGGTGGGGGTTGTATTGCACTGTCTACTCCAAACGGACACGGTAATTGGTTTCATAAAACGTATTCCGCGGCGCAAAAAAGAGAAAATGATTTTTTACCTATATGTTTACCATGGCATGTTCATCCTGAAAGGGACGAAACTTGGAGAAAACAACAAGACGTAGATCTTGGAGTAAGAAATGCTGCTCAAGAGTGCGACGGAGAATTTAATTCTTCCGGAGCCACAGTAGTATTACCGGATATATTAGAGTGGTATTCTAAAAATTTAATAGTAGATCCAATTAACATGGAAGGATATGATAGATCGAGATGGATATGGGAATATCCAGACCCGATGAAACACTATGTGATAGTAGCTGACATAGCTCGAGGAGACGGATCTGACTATTCAACCTATCAAGTGATAGATGTGGATACTATAACACAAGTTGCAGAGTATAAATCGCAAATAGATACGAGATTATTCGCAAACGAACTAATATCGATAGCTAATAGTTACAATCAAGCTTTACTTGTCATAGATAACGTAGGTGTTGGTTGGGATGTTGTACAATCTGTTGTAGAGAGCGGATATCCAAACATACACTACAGTTACAAATCAGAAACTACGGGCGACTTCGAAACTTATTTATCCGCTCAAAATGGTAGATCTACTATGGTGCCTGGATTTACTACATCTCAAAGAAATAGACCATCTATCATAGAAAAAATGAGAGATTGCATAGAAAATAAGGTGGCTACAATAAAATCAATAAGATTATTAGAAGAACTTAGAGTGTTTATTTGGAAAAACGGTAAACCTCAAGCATCACCAAACTACAACGATGACTTAGTGATGTCATTCGCAGTCGCTATGTATTTAAGAGAAACTTCTCTACGATTTAAACGAGCTAGTGAAAGCTTAACCTCGCTTGCGCTTAATAATTATAGTAAAGAGCCTTCAGGTCATGCAGTGTATGATTCTAAAAGTTACTATCAAAGTTCTCCATGGTCGATGAGAATAGATACACCTACAGGTAACGAAAACGTAGATTTAACTTGGCTACTGCAATAATATGGCAA